TAACTCATCTTTAGTGCGTTGAATTTCTAAGAATAAACGGCGTTCTTCTTGACGGCAGAAACTATCACCGCTTACGTTTTTCGCATTGGCAGAACAACGAACTTCTTCGTATTGTTTTTCTAACACATTTAATACGGCTCTTTGCTGTTTACGTTCTGCACTTTCTTTTGATGCTTTTGCAACAGTAACCACGCGTGGCTTTTGAGATGTTACGGCTTGTTGAGCGACAACCGTCTCTTTTTTATCCGATGCTTTCTCTGCCACATCATCAACCGCTTTTACTTCTTTTTTGACTTCAGATTTGACCACATCGGATTTTACTTCTGCAGTTTTAACGTCAGCTTTAGCTTCTGTACTTTCTGTTTTTTCAGCCGTTTTTTCAGCATAAGTTGTCTTTTCGTCTGCAACAGTCCCTGTAAGAGTACGAGAGAGTCCGATAGGTTTGTTGTCGCCGTCACCGTTCAAGTAAGCAGCTTCAAGGGCAGCCGCAAAGGCTTCTGTAATTTGTGCAGAGACAAATTTCTGCAACCAAGCAGGTCCGAACTTTTCAGAGTCTTTTGGAATTACAACAAAAGCAGTCAGCTTAGACTGGATAGCTTCTTCATCGCTGAATTCTTGTTTAAGTTGTCCTTGGATTTCGGCATTGATTTTACCCCAAACTGCTTGACCAGTTTGAGTTGATTTAAGGAATTTCAAACGGATTCCAGCATTTTTAAGGCCGATATGTTGAAGGAGTGGACGTGCCATAACCATATCTTCAAAGATACGGTCGATTGTTTCTTGAGGGAATAGCTTTTCAATTCCTTTAGGAGCAGTTTTTTCAATGTTATTGAAGAACTCACGAGCTTCTGCAGTCAGTTTAGCATCGTAAGGATTCAAAGCAGAAACTTCTTCACGAGCAGCCTCACGAGCTTGAGCCATCATTTCATTGCTCATAGACTCAAGCATTTCGTTGTAAAGCTTCGCTTGTTCTTCTTGAGGTGAACCATTTGCAACGGCATCCATAAATGCCTGACGTTGTTTTTCAAATTGATTAGATAATGTCATTGTCATTCTGTTTTTCCTTTCTTAAAACATAAAAAGACCGAACCCTTTAGGAACAGCCTTGTCTGTGTTGTTTTTTGGGCTTTCTGGAAGATTGAATCTCTTCTGTAGAAATTCACTATTTTCGAAAGCCTCTTTGTCGATTTGTACATCTGGCAGTTTAGCTTTTAGCTTTTCAGCTACCAGTTCAGCGATTTTATCAATATCCGGTGTCATTGCTGACCTCATTTTCTCGATAAAGTCACTTGGGATCATAGGAGTTTCACTCGCAACCAAAGTCGGAGCGACTTCGTTTGTAAACATAATCTTATCTACAAATCCTTGATTCAAAGCTGATTCAGCATCAAACCAAGTAGTCTTGTTCATCAATCCAAGCAAATCATCAAGAGCCTTGCCAGTCTTATGGACATAAGCGCTAGCAATCGATTTGTTAAATCCTTCTAGTACCCCAGCCTCATGAAGCAGGGCATTGTGGTCTCCATTTACTTGTGTTGAAACATTGTGGATCATGATTTGGGCAGTCGGACTGATTTCAACCGTATCTCCTGCCATTGCAATCACGCTTGCTGCGCTTGCTGCAATACCGACAATCTTCACGGTCACATCACCAGGATACGAGCGTAGAGCAGTATAGATTTCACTACCAGCATAAACATCACCACCGCCTGAATTAATATGAACCTCAATCGGTTCACCACTATCAGGAAGGACGACATCTTTCGGAGCGGTTGCGTCCCACTCAAGCCAATCGTAAAGCCATCTGTCATTATTTGATACAATCGTGCCCTTAATCGGAATTACTTTCATCTTCTTTTTTACCTCCTTTCTCTATTTGCTCACCAATTTGATAATTTTTGGTGATGAGAGGTTTATCCCCCCATGGAACAGCTTCTAACCCAAGCTCAGCACGAACTTCGTTAATCAACATTGAGCCAGACGAAATAAGTTTATCAATGCTTTCAGCAAGTGCAAATTTATCTCTTTGACCTTCGCCTACGATGACAAAGCGGCTTAAATCGTCATATCTTCTTCTTGTTAGCAATGAAAAATTTAAACCATCACTCATCTTCTTAATAAGAGACTGAAAACAATAACTATTGAACATTTTTTGACTATTCTCTAGATTAGCCATGTCACCATGTAACAAAGCTGTTGGAATACCCAATATATCAGCAACTTCATCATCAAACTGTCTTCTGAGTTTTTTTAATTCTTCAACAGATATATTTGATGTTCCTGTTGTGTTGGTTAACTCGCTGTATTCCATTCCATCCTGAGATGGAACAATCGCAATCGTTTTTGTACTAAATGACTTAAAAAGTCCATCGGCATAGGCTTGGAGCTGTGTGCGCATTTTATCATTGAAACTCCCGTTTGTTCTAGTACTAAGAGTTCCCCTGATTTGATTCGTTCTTGCCAAAGCCTCGACTAAACGAGTATGAAGTTTCTCATAGTCTGAAAATAAATCAGATACATACTCTTGCAATCGATTATTGTTATATTGCAAGAAAATCACTTCACTCATCCTAAATCTTTTTTCAAAAGTATAGCCCCTGCAAGATACATACTCAAATACATCGTCGTAAACAGCATGTTTAGTTCGTGTAAAGGCATCTGCTACAAGCAACTGATCATCATCAGTAAGAAAAATTAGAACTTCGTTCTTAGTAATCAAACGATAAACAACTTTTTGCCAAAATTCAGAAGCTGACTCGTTTTTATTGGGCCTAACATTTAACAAGTAATCCCAATCAGATTTTTTTGTTTTTCCTTTTTCAAGATACTTAAACTCTGACCTAGCAAAAATCCGAGCAACAAACTCAGCGGACTTATCGACAGCCAGACTTTTTAACTGTAGATTCCCAAATATTCGCTCCAGCTCTTCAAATTCAAAACTAGCAGTTGGTGTTTCACGTTTAAACAAATTCAGCAATCCCAAGGTTCGTCCTCCTTTCTTTTAATTTCTGCCGACCACCCACCCAAAATTTATGCTTTAAAAATCCCAACTATCAATCATGTCAAGGAATTCCCCAACATTCGACTCTTGCACAAGCTCACGCTTGTAGAGAGCAGCTATCAAAGCGTGGAATCCATCTGTCTTTCTTCTAACAGGCTCTTTCTTCAAGAAACGCTTATTGCCATCCTTATCCTCTTTGACGTAGGTATTATCCGTATACCAAATCATAGAGTTGTCATTTTCAAAGATAAATCGCTCATTAGCAAATCCATCTTCTATGATTGGCGCAACTTTTGATTGAATAGCCCCAGGATTGCGCAAGAACTCATATTCAAACCCTGTCTCTTCCAAAAGAGGTTTCAACAAGTCCATTCTAAAAGCATCGGCACAGACTAGCTCTATTTGATATTCTCGACTCCATTCATTCAATTTTTCAACCAATAAACGAGGGTCAATACTAGGACCGTCCACAATCGTAAACAGACCTCTTTCTGCCCATTCCTGGATAGGAGCTTTTAGTTTGAAAGCTTTCAAAAATGCTTTACGAGCAAATGAATGTTGCTTCCAGATAAATTCATCCCCATTCTTAAATAGCAAACCAACGCTCGCAAAGTCTCGAATGCTAGCATAGTCAAAACCAGCCACACATGACCGGCCTTTCAAGTCGATACCAGGAGATCGCAAACAAGCAACTAGCTTTTCTCGAGAAGTCACATCTTTCTCAAGGTCAGCTTCAGGAAGATTCATCCGTTTTGTCATGAACTCCTGACGGCCAGATGGCTCCAACTCAAGGTCATCATAGTCAGCCTTGGTTCTAGCAAGCAACCTCTTAGCGTAAGGAGTGCTTTCATCCAACATCGGATTAGCTTTCGGCCAGTTCTTCATATCATCCACTTCATCCGCACTGTCTAACTTGCAGATGAAAGGAAAGAGCCTGAAATCATCAACCTCTCCATTCAAGATTTGCATAGACTTCTCTATCAGCTTGTCGTAAAATCCCTCTCGCACATATCCATTCGTCCCGTTGTAGAATGTTCGAGCATGAGCAATCTTACCAAGACCAGACCTTTGGACCTTCACAGCCTTGTCATCTTCAAACTGGTGAATCTCGTCAAACTCAAGACAACCATCACGAGCAGAGTCCATAGTCTTCGGGTTATTTGTCCGAAAAGAAAAGACCGAGTTGTTCGCTCGACCTGTGATAGACATTTTAGTTAGATAGAAATGATCCTCAAGACCACGTCTTTGAATAGTCTCATAGACCTCCTCAAACGAAACCTTACCCTGTTTCTCAGAGTTAGCAGTGATAGTCACGTCATAATCTCTGATAGGGTAGATAGGACTGATAAAGAACGAGGACCTAGCAGACATGAAACCATTCTTACCGCCACCACGAGCAAGAGTGTATAGATACTCGTCAAAGTGTGGCTCCCCGTCCTCTTTCCTAAAAAGAAAAATGAACGGGGTCAAGAAAAGCTGGTATTTCGCTAGAGGAAAAAAGTTCTTTTCCGTAAACCGAATGAATTTCTCAATTAGGTCATTATCAAAATACAAATCATCACGAGGATAGATTTTCTCCTTGATAATTTTAAACAGCAACTTTCTTTCATGATTAACAATAATCTTTCCTTGTTCTGCCAGTTCAATGTATTCGTCGACAAGTGGATGTGAAATCATAGCAATTCACTACTTTCTACTTGTTTTTTTTCTACCTCTTCGATTTTTTCATCTGGCAGTAAATCGATTAACTGTTTTATAATTCTTTGATAACTAGTTTCTTGAGCATTATATAATTTAGCAATGGGTCTTTCTCTTTCGTAAGGGTCTTGCTGCTCGGATTGTTTAAATAATGTGTAATATCCTTTTTTAGATATATCTTCCCACATTTCATTCAATGCCACTCGGAGTCTTGCTGCTTGAATTATTAATCCATAAGCTAGACTTTTTTTGTTCGGAGGTATATCCGAAAATTGAGCCATGAGACGCTTTTGCTCAGTTCTAACTTTTTCGTTTCGCTTAGCTAAACTCATCGTTATTGCCTCCTTTCATATTTTTATTTTTTAAGAGGGGGAGGGGGTCATGTATGAAAAAAATAATAAAAATTTGGACAGTCGAGTGCAGACCGCTTACCGACATCTTTAAAAACTTCCATTTTTTTTGACCGGGGGGTGTTTAAGTTCCATTCACCTAACCCCACCATTCATCTTTTCTGAAATTTCTGTCATTCTTATCAAAACGATCATGCCTCTTATTATGACATGCTTTGCACAGTGTCCTAAGATTATCTAAGTCAAGAGCGAACTCTGGATAGAACTCTAGCTCCTTGATGTGGTCAACTTCCAAGTTAGTAGTTGTGACCTTGCCTTCATCCCTGCACCATACACATTCGTAATGATCTCGTTTAAGCGCTTGCCTTCTTATGGTTCTCCATTCACTGGAATTATAAAACTGGTTTCGTTCTTCTCTAGTCGAGACATCCATTACTCACCTACCAATAATAAACTAAAAAAGCCACACGATGTGCGACCTTTCCAATACCTCTCATAAGAACGACAGGACTCGAACCTGCAACCAATAGATTAAAAGTCTACCGCTCTACCAATTGAGCTACATCCCTACTGCAAGGCGACTACTACCTTGCTTGTTAATTAGAAATTACTTTTTCTTTTTTTGTTTTGTGTAGTCATTAACGGCGATGCCCGGAATCGAACCGAAGGAAACATAAGAGAGAAACCACTTACCTGTCACCGCCAAAGAGGCCGAAGCCTCAGAATATAAGGAGTCATCAATCCAGCTTACCGCTTTTGCTGACAATACTATTTTATCACTTTAAGGTTTCAATTTTGTTTAGCCGTTTCACTATTTTTAGTCATATTTTCAAAAGCAGACTCCCTAATGTTGTAGATAGTACCTCTACTACATCCTAGCTTATTCTCTACCTCGCTCCACGTTAAGCCATCGATAAAGAACAATCGCATCACAATATTCTCAACTGGGTCTTCCAGCGACTCAATCAATCGAACTAACTCATCGCGCTCGCGATATATACCTTTGATTTCTTCGTATAACTGTTCTGACTTATCGATAATCAAAACATTTAATTCCTCAGTCTTGTTCTTGTTATCTCTCGCTTTGGGCATATTATCAAACGACTGCCCTTTTAAAATACCAGAACGTAAGCTAATCAATTCCTGATGTTTTGACCTGGCCTTGATATCGATATACTTCAATCCCTTCAATCTCTGTTTAATATCTATTGTCAATCATACACCTCGATTCCAAAGAACGTGCAAATGTCTTCTGCCTCGCAATCGGATATTTCCGCACCTCTCTCCCAACGACTTATGCTCGTTGGCGAATAACCTAAATGCTTAGCTAATTCTGTGCGAGTGAGTCCTTGCTCCAAACGCTTTTCTTTCAAGAGTGCATTGATATTTCCTACTTCACACCTCTTGAACAAGACATCCTTATCTAATTCTAACTCCTGCGACAAAAGTTCTTTCTGACGATCACTTGGTATCATACCTCGTTCCCAACAAAGAAATGTATTAGGACTGATTCCGAATATCTTTGCGATTTCTTTTAAAGTCAGGCCTTTCCCAATTCTCCATAATCTGATCTGTTCTGAAAAAAATTTCCTATCCTTCATGTTCCATCTCCTCAATCAACCAGTCAAGGTTCTTACGTGCTTTCTTCAGATCTTCAAGACCGTTTTTCTTTTGGAATCGAAGCATATACTTGATTGCATTGCCCCAAAAGAAAGCAGACGCTCCAGAAAGGTCCCCAACGAAGTTATGCACAACATCAATAGCCTCAAGACCATTTGCACCTTGGTAGTGGTTTGGTTTGTTCACGTTGTCAATTATTTCTGGGTTCATTAGATCCCCTCTCTTTTCTCATTTCTTCAAGCCTTTCTTGTATCGGGTTGATGGTATTCAATTCTTTAAGCGTTGGCCACATTCCGCCTACAAGACAAGAAATGTTTCTGACTTCGATGATTTGTTTAGGTGTTTCTTTAAAATCCCACCATTCAGAACCATCATATTCTCCTCTTTCTAACCACCAGCCTTTGCCAACAATGGCTAAATCAGTAGGAACGTGAGCCGCACCGTATCCGCTATGATAATTAGCTTGCTTGGCAAGTCTCTC